GCAAGCCCATTGGGCCCATGGCAACCGGACCTTCAGAGTGATCGCGGACCTTGGCGAGTTAATCAAAGGTAAAGAGATCCTATGCCCAGCCAGTAAAGAGGCCGGACAACGGGTGCAATGCAACGCTTGCAAGTTATGTGGCGGCACCTCAGTTAAAGCTTCCAAGTCGATCGCAATTGTGCAACACTAAACATAGGGGCCTTCGGGCCCCTCTTAACAAAGGAAAAATATTATGAGCTTAGACATACACTGCCCACATTGCGGCGAACCTTGCGACATGTACGAACTACACGACGTGTACGACAGCAACGATAAACAGATCCCCTATCAAACGGCAGCTAAACAGTTCGCGAAAAACGGGTGCGGGATCTGGAATAACAACCAGCAATGCAACGCGCCGGTAGTTGATCAGGCCATGGCCGAACGCGCCATGGTAATGATGGAACTGTCGGACCACCCAGACGAATGGCTGTACTAATCGCACCGGTGTCCGGCCCTACATGGGCCGGCATCCCGTGTCATTAGGCGCGACATAACTTAACAAAGGAAACATCCATGGAAACTTTTTTAGAAATATGCGCTGGGCTCTGTGTCTTCGCGATCCCGCTAAGTCTTTTATTCTTTGGAGGTGTACTATGATTACCGCAGAAATTTCTTGCGACATCGCATCCCTTGCCATCGAGGCAGGGGACACGCTGTTCACATGGCAGAACGACATCGGATCCGATGGCGGGTTCAACGTCCACATATACCAGAGCCGCGAGGACATCACGGCTCTGGACGTTTCAGACTTGGAGTTCTTTACCAAGTTAATTGTTGGACCGAGGCAGGCGCGGATATGTTGGTCCGATTGTTACGACCCATACGCAGAGCAGCATAACAAAATATGGTACGAGGACCGGAACATGAACCCATACGCTGCGACCTTGGCCCAAGGCCGGTACGATGTGTTCAGATCGCATGGCGATTGGCACTTTGTACGGGAGGGTGACCTGGAGATTCCCTGGTTAAAGCCAGTGAAGGTCGAGACCACCTTGTTCGGGAAGCCATACACCAGCACCGAATGGGTGCCGGCGTGATGGGACGGGGCCTTCGGGCCCCTTCTTATCTACAGCAACCAGTATTTAAGCAGGGCCGCAGAGCGTGGACGTCCACGGCGAGGCCGCAGGGCCGCAGAGCTATGGCCGCGGACCATCGAGCGGGGCCGCAGAGCCAAGCACATTAGCATAATGATCAAAGATGCGGGGCCGCAGGGCCTTGAGCAGGGCCGCAGAGTTCTTGAACGAAGAACCATGGGCCTCGGACAGGCCACCAGCTAATAGGTTCGGGCCCTCGGACCCCTCAAACAAAACAAGGGCGCCCGTAGAGAGGGCCTTGACCAAGAAGAAACTCAGCCCCCCGCGAGAGTGATATGCCATATGCCAAGCCGCCTGATGAGGCGAGACTTTTACGGCGTTAGACTTACTTACCTTCAACTCTATCCAAACGGGCAAGCCTTCCCAAAGCAAATGAACATCAGGTACACCGCCGCCGTGCTTGTTTTCAATGCGTGTAGCATAGGTATTTTTAGGTAGGTTGCTCCTCAACATACTCCAAAAGTTCGCCTCCGGTCCTCGGCTCATCTGTTACATCCTTATAGTCTGCGTCGATCACGAAAGCTTGCGGGTATTGTTTCTGCAAAGCGGCCAGACGAGAGGTGATCTCATCCCGTGATAGCTGGTCCAATGTGTTGATGTTTTCCCGTCGATCAATAGTAAGGCCACCCAAAGCGGAGCGAATTTTTTCTGCGTTGATGGCGGCAGAGAATTGACCTGCATCCTCGGCTCCTTGCGACAGCTTATGCAATCGTTCAAGTTGTCCTATTGTGGTGACAGCATAGCGTCGTTCCCGTTCAGCCCGTAGCTCAGTGATGTACTCCAAGACATGAGGGTAGTCGCGGCCGTTCAATAGTTTGGAAGCTGTGACAGGCGCAACATCATGAGAGTACCCAGCCTTACGGGCGGACTCAGCGTTGGAGTATATTCCCTCCACGACATGACGAGCGAAGGTCATCTGTCTGGTGGTGATCTTGCGACCATGTTCATCTTCGGTTTTCTTTTTCAGTGAAGTCATAACACCCCTCCTATTCCACAACCATACAACAAGCAGTAGGCTATGCCAAGTTCTCCTATAGCTTATATCCTAGGTCGAAGTGTAATAGTAAAACCAAGAATCTACCCTTGGGCTGGTTGAAATGTTCTCAACTATTACACTATTCTGTAATACCTACACCTGTTTGTAATAGTGTTTGTAATACCTATCACACTACCTAACAGTATGGTTTTGTTATCTTATTCTTGCCTGCTTCTACAACTATTACAACTATTACACTTTTGCCTCGACTTTTTATTGCACTACACTTTTTTCTGTCAGATTGCTCTATATGTAATGTTAACCCATGGCCGTGGACCGAGGTCCGAGAAAAAAGCACTTGCCCCCTTGAATTATATGTGCATACTCCACAACTAGAGTACATTAATTATCTTAACCAATGTGAAAAGGAAGACCACCATGAAACTCCAACTCAAAGCAATCAAGCATACTGAATGGGCAAGTGAAGAGACACATTGCTACCAAGCGTCTTTGTTTGTGGACGGCAAGCCTGTTGCTATTGTTAGCAACGATGGGCACGGCGGATGCGATCGTGAGTATGACCACCCGAAGTTCAAGGGTGACTACCGCGCTACGATGAATGCGGTACACGAGTATTTCAAATCATTACCGAATGAGCCTAGTGAGTGGAGTGAGGATGGTTTTGCTCAGTCATTAGAGGGTTGGTGCGGTGATCAGGTCAATGAGTTCCTCAGTTCGCGTGAGTTAAAGCGCAAGTTTAAGTCTCATGTTTTGGTTCAACTCAAGTACAAGGAAGGTATTTTCCAGACCAAGTACCACCCGACTGTAACCAAGGGTGAGTGGATCATTGACAAGCAAGCGGGTGAGACCCGTCGCATCTTAAACGACATGCCTTTTGACGAGGCTCTAGCAATATGGAAGACAACCTAATGGCGTATGTTGATACCATTCCTGCACTGACTGAAGAGTATACATTCTGGTGCAAGGCACAGGGTTTGAAGTGCATTGATGCGATGGAGTTGATCCATGAGGATGAGCTTACGCGCCATCAGAATGCTTGGGTTGTTCAGTTCATTGAGCGTTGGGAAGCGGCTTGGGATCGTGAGCTTGATGCTGAAGATGCCGCCTTGCAAGAGTGCTGGCATAGAGAAGGGGGTGAGTGATGAGCGCCTACTACAACGAGATCGATCCGTATGCCGCCGAATGGCTACGCAATTTAATCAAAGCCGGACACATCGCGGATGGTGTTGTCGATGATAGGAGCATCAGTGATGTCAGACCAGAAGAACTTTTTGAATTTACTCAGTGCCACTTCTTCGCAGGGATTGGCATCTGGAGCCGTGCCCTCAGAGGTGCGGGATGGGCAGACGATCGGCCAGTTTGGACAGGATCGTGCCCGTGCCAGCCTTTCAGCGGTGCAGGCAAACGAGCGGGGACTTCTGACGAGCGGCATTTGTGGCCCCATTGGAACCACCTCATCCAAGAGTGCCGCCCTGCAACAATCTTTGGAGAGCAAGTTGCAAGCAAGGACGGCCTCGGTTGGCTCGACCTTGTACAAACTGACATGGAAGCAAAGGACTACGCCTTCGGGGCGTTCGATCTCAGCGCATCGGGGTTCGGCGCTCCGCACATCAGGCAACGCCTCTGGTTCGTGGCCGACACCGACAACGCGGGATCACAAGGGCGGATACCAAGGGGGCCGGATCAGGAACGGGAAGATCAGCACGGACACCTTGGACGTAACGGCTCAACTGACGGGGGGCTGGGCAACACCGACCTCCATGACGGGGGGCACGGGGATAGCACCCTCACATCTGACGGGCAAGCACGGGTGGAACACGGGAGCGCAAGCTCAACTGACGGCATGGAGCGAGGACCAAGCGGCAAGACTAACGGCCACTGGAAAGATGCTGACTGGCTCTTCTGCCGAGATGGCAAGTGGAGGCCAGTTGAACCCAGCACATGCCCGTTGGTTGATGGGGCTACCTCAAGGGTGGGACGATTGCGCGCCTACGGTAACGGCATCGTTCCTCAAGTCGCGCAAGGTTTAATCGAAAGCTACATGGAAACAAGGAAGGAAACATAATGGGACTAGACATGTATCTAACTGGGGACAAGTTTGTTCCTGAGCATCAGGACAATTTACCGAGGGCCAAGGTCGATAGTTATCCTGTCGAGAGCCAGCGTTTGCAGATGGGATACTGGCGCAAGCATTGGGCTCTGCACAATTACATCAACGATAACTACTGCGAGGATGGTTCAGTTAAGATTGAATTGGAGTCGGACGATCTGCGTAAGATTGCTGATGCCGTGGAGCAAGGTGATTTGCTGGACGCAGGCTACCGAGAGGAGATCGATGCGTGGCACAAGGAGCCGGAGAAAGTAGCGGAG